AGAGGCACGTAGAGGGTGTTGCGGTGCAAGCCCGTGAGATGTCCGATGAGCGTCTAGCTGTTGTAAACAAATTTATTGCTGACTCTACTTTGGATAGAGCCTGGGGTTATGACCCTAAGTTTAAAGGTAGAAAAGTAAAAGTCGACAAGGAAATGAGTAAGCGGTTCGACGCTTTACGGCCACCTGAACAGCAACTAGTTAAAGACGTATTCGCCCACGGCGAAACTATGATACAGCGTAAGCGCGCTATTGCTAAGGCTAAAGGCGTAAGTGACGCGTTCTTCCACACTGGAGTTCTAGACGGCCCATACGCACCTCTGAAACGTTTTGGTAGCTACGTTACGACCCTTAAGTCTGGAGCCTTAATTAAAGCAGAGAAAGCGTACGAGCTACGAGCCAACAAAATAAACAAACGTCGCGTAGATAACCTTCGCGCTAAAGAAGCGCACTTCGTAGTTAAGTTCTTCGACACTATAGGCGAAGCTAGTAGATTCAAGAAAGAAAAGAAAGCGTTGTACGAGAGCGCCACTACTACAGAAAAGATTAAAACGGTGAGTGAAGGCAACGTGTCTAACCACAAGGTTCTTAGTAAAGTACTAGGCACCATGAAGGCTTCTAACATAGACCCAACGGCATACAAAGCCATGGAGTCTTTGGTACAAGAAATGTACATGAGTTCGCTAGATGAGAGTAACGCAAGGGAGTCCCAAGCCAAGCGAGAAGGTATAGCTGGGTTCGAGTCTAACATGATTCGCTCGTTTTTATCTCATTCAAGAGCCGAAGCTAACTTAATTTCTCAGATGGAGCATGGCGCTGATATAGCCGCGGCGCTAGTAAATGCGGAGCAAGAAGCTAAGACTGACCCTGAGGAACTAGTACCGGTGTACAACATGTTAGTGTCGCACTACACATCTATGTTAGAGGGTAAGGAGACACCAATAGCAAACACTATAGCGGCGTTTAATACTGTGTGGATGCTTACATCAAGCGTGGGCTATCACTTTACAAACGCCACTCAACCGCTGATGGTTACTGTACCTGTACTGGCCGCTACGTTTGGGGATTACAAAGGGACTATGAAAGCTCTGTTGCCTATGTTTGGCACGGGGTACCAAGTAGCGCGAGACGTGGTTACGTTTAAAAAACAAAACGGTAAGTTCTTACACAGACAAGCGGAAATTGACTTTTCTAAGCTAGACCCTAAGTACAAAGAGTTGTTCAAAATGCTGCAGGACCGAAAGCTATTAGACGTTGGTATGGAGCAAGACCTAGCTGAGTTTACTAGACTTAACACTGGCTCTGATGTACTCAACAAAGCGAGCGGTGCTGCTAGTGATGTAACACACCGACTGTACCAAGCAGCTAGAGTAGTAGAGATGTACAATCGTGTGTCTACAGCTGTAGCAGCCCACGATATGGCGATTAAGCAACCGGGTAAGATTAAACACCTAGGTATGACGCCTTCTCAGTTCGCTATGAAGATTGTTCAAGATACACAAGGTGACTTCTCTAACACGGACGCCCCAAGACTTCTTAAACGACTTCCTAAGCTAATGGTTCAGTACCGTAAGTATCAATTCATGATGGGTTGGGTTTACGCCAATGCAGCGAAAGCCGCGTGGGCGGGGTCAACTGCGGAAGAAAAAGCAGTGGGGTACAAGACCCTAAGATACATGCTAATGCACGCAGGTATGTTTGGAGGTGTTAGAGGCCTTCCTTTCATTGGTGTAGTAGCTGGAGCGTTCTCCTTATTCTCTGGTGGTGAAGAGCCGGAAGACATCGAACGTATTATCGGTAAGTACATTGACGACCCGGAGTTAGCGAACCTAATATCTAGGGGACTGCCTTCTATAATAGGCATAGACATGTCAACCAAATTAAGCCAAGACAAAATATTTCACCCAGCACCTTTCGTAGACTTAGAGCTTTCACAAGAAGGACTTAGAGACGCTTTCTTCGGTACATTCCTAGGCCCAACAGCTAACACGGCGTCTAGTATGGTACGCGCTACAGAGTATGCTTCCGAAGGTAACGCATATCGCTCTATAGAGACCGCTATGCCTAAAGGTATAAAAGCCATTATGGAGTCGTGGAGAGTAGGTACCGAAGGGTACTCTCTAAGAAACGGAGACCTAGTAGCTGACCCGAGCCAGTTTAACAAGATAGCTTTGGTAGCAAACGCACTAGGTATTCCTGCCGCTGACTTGAGTAAGCTTAAGTGGACCTACGGTCAACAGTACGAGCTGAAAGAGTACTTCAGCGAAGCTCAGTCTGACATTAGGAACCAGTACATGGATGCTGATAAAGCAGGTGACTTCAATAAGATGTCCGAGCTTGAAACAGAGTTCCACGAGTTACAGGACGCTAAGGACAGAGTAAGACCGTTCTTCAACAATGATTACAAGGCCCTTAAACGAACTTCTATTAGGTCCCTATTAGGGGCTTCTAGGAAACAAGGGAAACGGGAACGCAACTCCAGACGTAGTTTGGGAACCGAATAGTTCGCTGCCTTGGTACAGGCTAAACAGTACCACTAAAGGTTCGGTTTCCTCTTTTTTCCGGGCCTTTCTTTTTTGAGGAGAAAAATGTTTCACACTGCGGAAGACTATAAACCCATAAGAAAACTTACCGATAACGTCGAAGTCATCTTGGCTGAGTACCTAAAGGTGTCATCCAAAACAAAACAGTGGCCTGAGGCGCACCTACACAATGGCAAGTGGGAAGCGTATGGTATAAAGTTCCAAGGAGAAGACCTGCTTAATGAGTGCCCTAAAACTACTGAGATAATAAACAGTATTCCTGGAGTATTCATAGCTGGATTTTCTGTTTTGAAAGCGGGCTGTGTTATAACACCTCACGTAGGTTACACCGACTCGGTATGGAGACTACACCTAGGGTTGATATGCCCTCCTAAATGTTGGATACGTGTTGGGGAAGAAACACACCACTGGAAAAAGGGGGAAGCTGTATTATTTGACGACACTATAGAGCACGAGGCGGCTAACGAAAGTGATAGCGACCGCGTTATTCTTATAGTGGATGTCAAGAAGTAGGTAGCCCGTCTCGTCGGCTAGTCGGCTAGGTCACACCCCCTGGAAATCGCCTCCCTAATACGAAAGGCTAGGTGGAAGTCCCCCAACTGCAGGCGTTTTTTAACGGCACACCTCCTGCTGGCACCTTCGCGTGGGGAAAAACATAACATGAAAAACCCCTCTCGCGAAATTACTCTACATCTAACAGCGTCTCAGTGGCTACACCTTCGTCGGTTTCAACCAAGTTCAAAGGGGCGTTGTCGCCGAACAGTTTGCCATAGTTGAACTCGTAGCATCGTGTTTGTCCACTTGGAACTGTAGTACCCGAACCTATGTAGCACTTAGCTGCAGGCTTACCATCTGCGTGGTATATTAAATACCCGCCGCGGTCTAGTTCCTCTTTCATGGCAGCTGGAGCCACACCGTGTTCTTTACACCAATCGTTAACAGCCTTAGACATTATGTACACCTTCTTATCTTCGGTACAAACTCTACCAACTGCTGGCGCCCTTAAATGTTCTAAAGGCATTTCCTTTTTCTTGGCTCTTGCGTCACCGAACCTAAGCGTAATGATGAGTCGTCCCGGTAGCGTAGATATAAACTGAGCGATGTGCTCACTAATATCTGTGTTACTTTCTTTACGGCTCTCGCGCATCTGAACAATTTGTTCCAGTGCCCACTTCTTCATGCCCGCTATGTCAAAAGATACTAACCCTATCTTCTCAGCAATCTTACCGGCCACTATAGCAGTTACGATAGTGTCTCTATAGAAACGCTCTTTGTTGTCGTCACTAGACTTTGGATTAAATTTACCACGAGCAGCGGTTATTTGCCTACGCACCCAGTCATGGTTCTTAATAACAAACCTAATGAAAGGTCGGCACGCTTCGCCGTAGACGTTGTCCATGTGGTCTTCTACAAACGACTGTGTTATGTCTGGGAATACATCGGCTCTAAAGTTCTCGGGTAGTTGTACCTCGAAGAAGCGCAACTGCGTCGCTTCAACTCTGAAGCCCGCAGGTAGTTTACTAATGTTCTCGTGCAATGAGTCGTTCGACGTAATGAAACTATTCTTAAACCACTGACCACCGACTGTGCTAAATTTACCGTTGGAACCAAGGCGCTCTTTATCACGACCGTTCGCTAAAGCGTAACCCGTTCTAGTTAACTCGTCTGGCGCTCTACCTGAGAACTCATCTAGCAACATAGGTACGGCGCCCATAATAGCGATACGTTTAATCACAGCGTTTAGTGTGGAACCCTGCTCGCCTGTTTGGCGTTCCATGAAGGAAGGGTTTCCATAAAAACCACACGCTATCTTAGCCGCTGTAGATTTACCCGTGCCACCATACCCAGTAAAAGCGAGAGGCAGCCCGTGCCAGTTCGAAGAACCCATGAGTTCAACAAGTACAGAACCCATCGAGTGGCACACCGCGAACTGAAACGGCTCTGCTCCCGGTCTGTTGTACAGCGTGTCTATATTAGCAACCCACTGCTCTAAAGTCCCGGAGGTCCCGAAGTTAACAACTACGTCCGCCGGCATATCCTCGTCGCATAGTACTTCTTCCTCGCCTTCTAGCTTAATCATGTTGGTTCCTATTACGAAACCTTTTCTGTCTTCGGTCCAACCAAACTGCTTGTATGTTTTGGTTTCCATACGCCACGCTTGGAGGGTTTCGATGAGACCTTCTGCAAATTCAGCCATGTCGTTCCTTGATTTATTTGTTCTCATTAAGAAGACTTCGTGCGACGCTAGAGTCTTTGCCATCATATCCGTTGACGCTAACTCTGAGGTGGGCATGAAGAACTCACGCCACCTGCCATTCTTTTCTTTGGCACGCCACTGAATTACCCAAGTGCCCTCGGAGTCTTGTATACGGTTGATAGGGTATATGAACGACCTACAGAACGGTCTCCAGTGTACAACTCCATCGTCGTCCTTGGTCGACCTAGACAATGACTTACCGTTCCAACGATAGCCGGTCATCGGCCAATATGGAATTTTCTGCCCTTCTATTATCGGTACTGTCGCAGGCTGTTCGTCGTCCGTTTCCGTTTCGTCCTTAGCGGACTCTGCTTGTTCCTTGTTGCCTAACTGTATTGAGAACTTGCACTTGTCAGCCATGTCACAAGACTTCATACACTCAATGTGTTTATCCATCTCAACACATGAGGTCGGCCCGAACTCCCACTCGTCAATCTTAGCTTGGGTTTCTTCAAACGTATAACCCTTGTACCCTTTACTCCACTCGTGTATTAGTTCCGTACCGTTCTCACAGTGCTTAACCACACCAATGGCTCTGTGCCAATGAGGCTCAGGTATGTCACCTTTCTTATCGCGGAACTCGCGGATAGCCTTACAGTGCTCTGCAATTACATTGGCGTCTGCCGTAGGGTAATCTCCTAGCGCCGCAGCGAACGGGTTAGCCCCTTTACTCTTGTCATAGTTGTTAGTAGGCGCAGGCTGTACGTCGTTGTCCTTGATGTACCCTTGGAGTTTTTCACGTATTGTTTCCGCAGGGTACTGCTTACCTAGCTTGACTAACTTAACCTCAACGGGAGGGTTAGTCTTACGGTTATGAGTACCGACCGGTCGTAGTATCCGAGCGCTATCCATGTCAACAGCCCTGTCAGCCTTTAGCCCCATATGAGTCGTGACGTCCCTCTTGAGAGCAGACAGTTCCTTCCATACATCTGAGGTAACGTCTTCATCTAGCGAGAAGTAACAGTGGTACCCACCGCCCGACGAAGTTATCGTAGGGGTAAGTTGTAACACCTTGGCTAACTGAACGATATCTGCTAGCGCTTCTTCCCTAGTAGCGTACTTTTTCTTACCGTCGCCACCAACGTCGAAGTCGTCGAACAACGAACGGCACGCCACCACGTTTTCTTGGGTTCGTATGCGCTTCTTCTTTTTTCGTTCATCGTCGTACCAATCACCAAAAGAGTTCACTGCGAAGTAAACTGTCTCACCTTGGTCGTCGAAGAACTCAGCTGCTAGCGCCGCGTCCTTAGCGCTATCGTACTTCTTGTACTTAAACCAAACGCCACCTTTGCCTGTTGGTGTAGCTAAGGCTATTATCTTCGCCCCGCTGTCCGGTAGTACTAATTCTAAAAATTGTTGAATCCCCATGTTCCACCTAGTTAGTTTAAAAAGTCCACGGTGGACTTTTTATAGAGCATAAAAAACCGGGGCGAACCCCGGCTTCCGTATTACCGCACTTAGTCGTCGAAGTCTAAACCATCTAGGGCTTCGTTGATGTTGTCCGTTTCTACTGGGGCTTTAACGTCTTTAATGTCAACCTTCTTTTGCTTCTGGAAGTCGAATTTTAGTTCTACTTCGTCATCACCGCCACCGTTTTCGTCGTAGACTACTAACTCTACAACTTGTACCGCTTGTAGTTCTAGTGACGTGTTTTGCTTACCGTCTCTTGACCAAACGTGTGCTGAACACTGCACATTACAAACCGAACCGTTACCTATAAGGTCAGTTATCGGGTTGCCGTAGATGTCTACAACTACTACAGGGCGCTTCGGTTTACCGCCTACACCAAACGTAGATGACTTCTTAAGCTTCACTTGCTTAAGCCCGTCTTCTAGTACTAGGTCGTGTTCTTGGTTTCTCTTGAACTTAGGGAATAAGCCCGTGTCTTTGTACTTGTCTGCTTGAGCGTCGTCTAGTACCACTTGGATTGTCCAATTACTAGTGCCTTCCCCTTGGTATGGTGCTTCGGGTTTGTCTGCTTGCAGTTTAGCCCACATTACTTTTACGTTGTTAAACGAATAATTAGCTATTTCAGCCATGGTGTTTCTCCTTTTTTACTTGAATGTTAATCGTCAAAATCTAAGTTATCTAGTGCTTCTTCTATGTCGTCGAAGTCTTCTACACTAGCAACCTTAGGTTCCGGCGCTTTCTTTTTTACTTCCGGCTTAGGCTCAACCTTCACCGGCGCTTCTTCAGCCTTTTCTTCTTTCTTAGGGGTTATCGCAAAACCCCCTACATTGTCAATAGGAGCGTCAACCACACCGGTAATCCGGTTGATGGCATCTTTCTCGGTCTTGACTAATCCGTCTATAAGTTTCAACTCGTCTTCTTCTACGAACCTAGTAGCCTTGAACGTTAGCGATGGGTAGTCACCTTGGGAATTAAATCCTAGCTGAGTTACTACGTACTTAGGGTCAACACCACGCTTGGATAACTGCGCACCGTATTGCCCTAGGGTCTTCAGTGCGTACGACGTTACCTTAAGTAGCATCGGCTCACCTACGTTATCGAAAGGGGTAACGCACAGTCGCATAGAGTCTGAGCATAGTTTACCTCTACCACCCTTGTCGGTTATGCGTGAGCCCCACTGGTTGTGAGGACAGATGGCACACTTCTTAGATTGAGGTGCATCAGCGTTATCCGAAGGAGCAGCCCCGTCGTTGGAGTAACATGTAGGCTTAACGAAACCACTGTCTTCAAACCCATCAGCGTAGTACACTTTAGATTTGTTGGGGTTCGCCGCTAGTATCACTATGTCTAACGTGTCCACTCCTATTTCTTCTCTCATTCCGTTACTACTCACGTAGAACGATGGTGATTTAATTGTAAGTTGTTTGAACCCTTCCGTGCTACCTGCCGCTGCGAACGGGTTAGTACCACTGAAAGTGTCTTTTAGGTGTGCAGGTAAGCCTGCGTCTAATTCAATCATGTCGCTCATATTACTTACGCCTAAAGTTAACCACTTGGGTTTCGTTCCAGTTCACACCGGGTGGTAAGTCTTCGTTTTCTTCTTTGTATTGAAGTACAGCCGTCTTGTTAACCCTACGTTCCAACATCTCCCATGCGTTATCCGCTTTGATGTGTTCAAGCAAAGCGTCCCAGTCAGCAACTGATGCCGATACTCTTGTGGAGCGATACGCCGTACCTGAGTCCTTGGAGGACACGTTGTCTATACCCCGTTCGTTAAAACGTTTTAGGAACTCTACTTCAATGTTGTTCTGTTTATCTTTGTCTCCTGCATCGTCCGCATTGTAGTCCGCTTTTCTTCGGGCTCTACGGTCGCGCAGTGCGATGAATAGTTTCAATAAAGAACCATCATCCATTTCACTTGCTTTAGCCATTACTGCTCTCCTTTTTGTTTACTAACCAATTGTTAATGTCAGCCTCGTCCCAACGAAGAACCTTTTGAGAGACTCTTATAGGTTGGGGAAAACTAACTTCACGCCTACGTAGAGCCGGTAAAGCGCCCTTCGTAATTCCTAATTTTTCCGAAACTTCTTCCGGTCTAAGTAAGTTCATATAAGTCTAAATCCTTCCGTATGTGTTCAAGAGAGTACAAGAATACCCTACTAGTACGAACGTGTCAAGCTATATGTTCGCCTCTGTGTGCTTTTATTTCATCAAGCAACGCACCTTGCATTTTTTGTTTGTTCTTGAGCCTTGCGTACATACGTTTCTCGACTTTTGTCCCCTCAAGCATGATGATAAAGTTATTCATTTTCTGCCCCGGTCTGTTGATACGACCATTAGCTTGCTCGAATGTTTCGTTAGATGTTACGCACGAGTACCAAACGATAGTACTAGCCGCTGTCAGGGTCAGACCATGTGACATCGCAGCCGGTTGGGCTACTATAACCTTAAGGTCTTTCCCTTTTTGGAAGTCTCCGAATATACGGTCGCGCTCGTTCTTACTAACTCCACCGTAAATAGTTTCTACCGTGAAGTGCTTAGCTAGTTCCCTCGAGACCATCTTGACTGACGATACATAAGGTACGAACACAATTACTTTACCTTCAGCCGCGCTGATAATATCTTTTGTTTCTTGGATGCGTGGGTTAGAAGGTATAGTCACCTCAGTACCGTCATCGGCGTAGACAACACCACACGCTATTTGTATTAACTTGCCTAACTTAACCGCTTCGTTAACTGCTGTGATGGCACCACTGTCTGCTTGAGTCCGCAAGCGGGTAAGCATTTCGTTGTAGGCCTTGTTCTGTTCCTTGGTTAAACTTACTTGTCGGGTCTCGTACATTAGAGGGGGTAGGTCTACACACTCGTCCCTAGTGAATCTAACTGACGGTTGCATAACCTCTTTGACCATGTCTAGCGCATCGGGTTTAGGTTGCCATATAAACTGAGTTATCTGACGCATCACTTGCATCTTGAACCTATTGAAGTAAGGCGGAACCTTTTCAGGTACCAACAACTTACACTGAGCCCATGCGTCAGTTGGAGCGTTAGGGGTCGGTGTGCCCGTCATACCCCAACAGGCACGCTTTGGTGTATGCCTATTAACTATTGTGTTAATTACTTTCCACTTATCAGTACCCGCGTTTCTTGCACACTGAGCAATCTCGTCTACAACAACTAGACCGATGTCGGGCCTAGTACGAAGGTCTTCTTCGATTATAGCGACACCGTCATGGTTAATAATGTACACGTCCACATCTAGGGCGAGTAGCTTCTTGCGCTTTTCTCTTGTCCCATGCACAACTGAGAACGTCAGGTGTGGAAAGTGGTTAAACAACTCGTCTGCCCATGTTCGTTCCAACGTAGACAGCGGAGCTATGACTAATAATTTCTCTGCATCGCCTATACTACGTAGGTAGTCGTACGCCCATAAAGACGCTAACGATTTCCCCGTACCTAATTCACTTAAGTTGAACGCTCGCTTGTACATAGATAGAAAAGCTGCGGCTTCTAGCTGAGCCTTAAAGGGTTTAAACCTACCCGGCCAATCGTAGTGGTGCCTTATCGGCGCCGGTGCGTCAAATCCTAAGCTGCGTAGCACCTTGGTTTCGTCCATCTTGTGGGGTACTGCTACTAACGTTTCCCCTTTTACAGTTATCGTCTTAGCTGACGATATGACGCTTAATATCTTAGAGGTATCTTTAACCTTAAGTACTAGCGCCCTCTTTTTCTTCAATACTAACATTTTCCAACCCCTCGATTAACTTATACAAATAGTGCTGTGCCTTATGTAGGTCTACAATACCGTTCTTTTCTTTGTAGCGACACACATACTTAATGATGTTGCCCTCCAAGTAACCGAGTTTGTTTGCGACTATAAAGTCCCAAGGCTGTATATCAGTCTGGTAGTGAGTACCGCTGACTTGCCTATCATTTGCTTGCATTTACTTACTCCCTTTTTTATACATTTCAGGTTTGTCTTTTCTCCAACCTCTGTTTTTCTTCTGACTAACCACCCGTGTGTTTGAGTCGTTACCACTACCGCCCTTAGCTAAAGGTTTCTTATGGTCAACGTCTTTACCGTCTCCCTTTTTAACTGTACCTTTAGCTAGTGCGTGTCGTCGTGCTTTGTTCTGAGCCACGCGCTTAGCTTGCACGCTTGGTTTCTTGTTGTATGCCGCTTTGGTTTTAAGCGACTTAGCCGATGTCTTGGGCATTGATTACCTCCTTAACTTGTTCA